CACCTCCAATCTTTATTATATCAGCAAACTACACATACGTCAATCAATAGAAAAGGCGGCACACCGCCGCCCATCTACCTTACAGCTTACACCCACCGACTTCGACAGGTCACATCTATATCAACGGTGAAATCACTTGTTAAAACATAAAAAGAGTTTTCACCAGTAACAGCCTCAAAAAAATCCAAAGAATCTAAATTATTAATAGCACTTGTTTTAACTTCACCATTTAAAATATAAGCAGTTTTCAATTTAGAATCTATAACTAACTTATCACCTGAGACCATAGTCCCTGTATAATTAATAGTAACACCATTTAAAATTATTTCTATAGTACCACTACCAACAGCAGTAATCTCAATCTTAGGCAAAGAATTTATATTTCCCTTACTTCTAGTAAAATTATGATTGCCAGTACCATTAAAATTAAAAGTCTCATCCTCTACAGCATACCAATAAGGATCAAAAGCCATAAAATTTAAAGTACCTGTACCATTTAAAGCTATTAAATCTAAAGAAGTATTCCCAGATAAAATCGCATTTAAATATTTATCACTCTCATCAGAGAATATTAAAGCCTTAGGCTCAGCCTTTATAAGTTTAGAAGCTATATCCCTTTTAAGACTATGCAAAGCAGTTAAACTATCCTCATATACCACAACATCAACAGGTACCGTTGCAATACCATCCCTTTTATTAATAAATAATTCTCCATTAGTATTAGTATCCGTTGATTTAACTATTTGATTAATAATTAAATCTCTACCAACATTATTAACAAATAAAAGATTAGAAAAGTCTACTCCATCAAAACTAAAAGTGACATTAGCCATTATCTTCGCCTCCCCTCAGACCTATTTTTATTACCAGTTTTTCTGGCTAAATTAGTAGACACATAAGGAGTTACTACTCTAGACACTTCACGCCCATCTAAATTAACAGGAACCTCAACAACTATTCTATCCTTTACAAAATCTGATAACTTTTGAGCAAACATACCATTCATATTAGCATGATTATTACTTAAAACTCTCATTAAATTAGTATCACCAATACCAATATCAGATAAATCTCTAAAGTTACCTACCATGTCTTTCTTCATTTCATGAGATTTCAGAGCAATTGCATCCATAGCTCGCTCCAAATATGAAGGTGAATGAATACCTAAACCATCTTTAAAACCTTCCCAAATCTTCGCACCCGCTTTTTTTGCGTTATTCCAAAGAGTAGACCCAATATTTAATAATTTAGTAGCAGCATCTTTTAAAATACCACCAATTTTAGATGGTAAGTCTCTAATAGTACTAATAAAACCACTAACAAGTTTGGTACCTGCATCTTTTGCCTTTTGTATCATCTTAGCACGCCATGACACAACCTTATTAATTGTTTGTAGTAAAAAAGTCCATGCTTTACTAGGTAAATTTTTAAAGAAATTTATTACACCCTCTATAAAACTCCTACCCGTTTCAATTGCCTTACTCCTCATCTGAGAACCCCATGAAATAGCTTTACTTATAGTACTAGTAAAGAAATTCCATAAACGTCCTGGCAACTGTTGAAAAAATGATACCACAGCAGCTAAAAACTTAGCACCAAGTTCTTTAGCTTTAGCTATCATATTAGCACGCCAAACCAATACTTTATTAACTACCTTAACAAATAAATTCCACATCTTACCTGGTAACTCAGTTACTAAGAAAATTATACCATCTACTAAAGCTTTTCCAACTTTAAGGGCTAACTGTCCTAACTTAATACCAAAATCTATTACAGCCCTTACAGCTTTACCTATAGCAAAACCAAACCAATAAAGCAAATCACTAGGCAAACTCTTAATACCCTCTATAAATTTAGCTACAGCTTCTCTAGCTTTTGCGGCTAATTGTACTTGCCACTCAACCACCTTAGCAATAACACCTGATAAAAAGGTCCATATCTTGCCTGGTAAAGACTTAAAAAAGTTAGCAATAGCATCAACAATACTTCCTATCTTCTCAGGTATTGATTGAAAAAACGAAACTATAGCACCCCATACAGAAATAGCCGCAGCTTTTATAGTCTCCCAAACACCCAACAAAAAGGCACTTACAGTATCCCAATTTTTAACTAATAACACTATAGCAGCTATTAAAGCTATAACACCCAAAACAATCCAAGTTATAGGATTAGCTAACAAAGCCGTAGTAAAAGTCCATGCCGCCACAGCAGCACTAGAAAAGGCCATAACTAACGTTGGAAATACCGCTACTATAACACCTACAGAAGAAATTAAATTCCCTAAAACCATCAGAATAGGCCCTATAGCCACAGCAAAAGCAATGAAACCAGCCACAACACCCTGTAAAGGAGGACTTAATTGAGCATACCAACCGACCAATTTACCAACCACTCCTCCTACTTTTTCCAAAGCAGGAATCAAAGTATCAGTAACAACAGGAGCCAATTGCTCACCCAAAGAAATTAATAAACCCTCAGTCCTAGATTTTAACTCTCTAAAAGCTCCTCCTACATTATCCTCCATAGTAGTAGCCATTTTTTCAGCCGCTCCCTCAGACTCATACATTTTCTTTTCTAACTCTTTATATTTTTTAGAGCCAGTTTCCAGCATGATATTAACACCACGAATAGACCTCTCATGGAAAATACCACCTAAAGCAGCGTCTCGCTCAGCCGTAGTCATACCAGCCGTAGCCTTTTCCACATCTCCCATAATACTACCTAAATCTCGCATAGTACCATTAGAATTATAAAGAGCCACAGACATATCACCTATAGCCACTTTACCATCCTCAGCTCCCTTACGCAAATCTCTTAACATAGCATTAAAAGTAGTACCTGCCATAGAGCCTTTTATACCACTATTAGCCAAGGTTCCCATAACTGCCGCCGTCTGTGCTAAATTCATACCAGCCGCATGAGCATTAGCACTGGAATATTTAAAAGCCTCACCTAATTGCTCAACACTAGTATTACTTTTTGCCTGAGCTTGTGCAAATATATCAGAAGCCTTACCAGCCTCAGAAGCTTGCATATTAAAAGCAGACATAGTATCTGTTACTATATCCGCAGCAGTAGCCAACTGTAAAGACCCCGCACTTGCCAAATCCAACATAGAAGGTGTAGCCGCCAATATTTGATTAGTATCCCAACCAGCCAGAGCCAAAAAGCCCATAGCATCTGCAGCCTCAGAAGCCGAAAACCTAGTAGTAGAACCCATTTCCTTCGCTTGATCTCTAAGCTTAACCATTTCACCACCAGTGGCACCACTGACAGCCTTTACCCTAGACATAGAATCATCAAACTTAGCTACAGTTTTTACAGCCGCAGCACCTACAGCAACCAAAGGAACAGTTACATTTTTAGTTAAAGAACCGCCTACTTTACTCATAGTATTCCCTGTTGTAATTAAACGATTATTTAAACCACTTGTCTGATCGCCTACACCTCTAATAACATTACTAGCTTGATCTATTGCTCTAATCAAAATATTCATTATAGCAGGCATAAAAGTCACCTCCTCTTTTTTCTAGCATTATACATAGCTTTCATAGTCTTTAAATCAGCATTACCACTCTTAGGATTACCAGGCTTAGTCCCAGGTAATCCTTTATTATTCTCAACCCCATTATCACCCATCATTAATCTGTTAATTTCAGGTAAAGCCTCAAGTAAAAATTCCCTTTGCAAAGGTGTTAATTCTCCTTGAGTAGGAGCCAATTTATAACCATTTACATCCAAGTAAGCAATTCTTAAACCTTCCTCACTCTTTGCGAAATTGTTTGATTGCCTCAGACCTCGCATTTTTACCTATAATTTTTGGAGACACTCCACTTAAATCATATATTTTCTCAGCAATTTTTTTAACTATTCCCGCAGGAGTTAACTCTTTAATCTCCTCAATAGTCCAGGGTTCTTCTTCTACCAAGCCAAAACTAACAGCCAAACAATCAGCTTCAAACTCAGCCGTAGTTATCTTTTCCATATCCATGCTCAAGCTCATATTAGACATATCTATATTAGATTTATCTTGCATATTAACATCAGGCATACCAGAAATAGAAACACCACGAGTCCTTATCGCTTCTACCTTTGTCCATTGGGCATCTGTTAAAGGTCTTAATTGCAATTCACCTTTAAGCTCAGTAAAATACACCCACTCAGTATTAAGAACACCATTTAAAATATCTTTTTTACACAACTTTTTAATTTCACTCACTACAATAACCTCCTAATATTAAGCTGTTAAACTAGCTATATCATTTTCCACACTTACTCCTATCTCACTCTCCACATCTCCATCAGATAACGTAATAGTACTCATTAAACACCTACCAGTAACAGATTGCACAATTTCATCCCTCGAACTAGGTTGCTGTTGAACTTCACTATAAGCAACTTTAGGTAAAGTGATTGTCATAGAACCATGTGCACCATTATCAAAAGACAACACTATAGCCTTCTCACTAACACCAGTAGCAACAGGACCAGTAGCACCGCCCCAGAAATCTTCTAAAACACTGGAATCCTCAAAGAATAACTCCATTGAAATTTCCGTCTCTCTTTCTCCACCAATTACCCGATAAGGATGTCGACTACCTAAACCTCTACCAGACTCAGCATCCATATTATTAGATATGGATAAATTTAAAGTTTTAACCTTAGCAGACACAGAAGAGCCACCAATAGTAGCAGTTACCTCATGAAAAGCTAAAGGATAAGCATCAGGTAGAGACAAATCTGCTATAGCCTGAATAGTATCCTTTGAATCTTTAGCAGCCACAATATCGGCTGTTAAGTTACAAAACTCACCCTCTACTTGCAACTCCAAACTATTAATAACACATCCACTAAAAACATGCTCAAAATAATCTTTACCTACTCTAGCACAAAATGAATCCAATACGTTATTAGCAGACCCATAAAACTCATGCAGATTTAACGTCCCAGTACCACCCTCACTAGTAAAAGCATAAGCTCCTAAACCCCATTTTAATAAATAAATAACACTGTTAACATCAAAAGCATACATGATATTTCCACTAGGGGCATAAAAACCAGGCCTCTGCAATGTAGCCGATCTTTGTAATCCTCCTCCATAAATAAGATTAGGATCAGATGGTGTATCTAAAGAAGCAGAAGCTATATCTACATGCACTACAGCAGCAGGAGGACTCCCCATATTATAACTTGTCTCCTCAGCTAAACCTAAATATCTTTGTACAGCCATAAATCACACCTCCATTTTATTAATACTCTAAAATATTAAAAATAACTTTAACCGCAGCTAAAGCCGAATATTTATTTCCTTCCCTATGCCAAGGAGCTGAAGGTTCAAACCTACCACTTCTAACATCCTGTACATAACTCCTATTTAAAGTCCTACCTTTAATTGTAGCCGATCTTGCCTGAGCTGCAATATTAGTAGCCGACCTATATCCTTCCTCAGGAATATTAGATGTTAATACAGGAGTTAAAATAGCAGTCAACTCCCAAGTCTCATATAAAGTCCGTTTTTCATGATTAGGAATACATTCCTCCACAAATACCCACACAGATGGCATTTTAGGGTTTGGTCTATCTCTATCTCCTCGAACAACAGAAACAGCATTCAACTCATTCTCAGCTATAGCAGTCGTTAACTTAGAAACAATAGAATCTAAAATCTCATCAATTGCATCTTTCAAAAGTTTAGGCTCTGGCATTATAACTCGCCCCTTTCTCTAATTGCCATCTCTACATATACATTTAATCTAGGTTCTATTATCCTAGACACCGCATCTACAAAATCATTAGCCTTAGTACCTCTATGGACTATAGTCCACCAAACAGGCCCAGGCGGTAAACCTTTATACCTAGCCCATTGAGCAATAGGATCAAAAGGTCTAGGACCTGGACCCGTACCCTCAACAACAGCTTTTAAATAATTTATAGGAGATGAAATGCCCCAAGATAAATTACCATTCTTTCTAACTACCCAAGACCTAGCTAACACACCCTTATAAAAAGGGCTTTTTTCTTTCAATCTAGCCTTAGTATCAATAGCAGCCAATCTAGCAGCTCTATTAGCAGTCTGTTTCATTTTTACTATCATAACTTCTATTTGAGTTCTATCAATACCTTCGACTTGGATGTCATAATTACCAGCCATATCTTAAGCCTCCTCATCATCTTCATAAGTTGAGGCCTTATAAAGACTCATTCTAAATCTTGGCTTTGCTGGAAATCTTCTTAAATCTCTTTTAATTGACTCTGTAAAAATCATATCCGTAGCAATATTATTAGTAAAATCATCATTCATAACAACAGGAGTCTGCCTTTTCATTACTGCCACAGAAGCCATATTTCCCACAATTCTCAAAGCTATATTATGAATACCTTTTGGCACACTACCATCAGCATCATAATCCCTATTTCTATCTCCATCAATTAAACTCTTAGCTTCCTCTAACCATTCTCCTATTAAAGTGTCTAAAGCAGCCTCATTCACAAGGCCTAAATCAGTATAAACAAGCCCTGTATATTGCTTAACAGCACTTACACTACTATACACAGCCATTTATAAAACCCCCTTAAACACTTTGCATTCTAGTTTTAAATGCCTCATAATGATTAGGATGTTTTAATCTCACATGAGCAAACATACCAGCTCTAGTGCCATTAAAATCACAATAAGGACAATCAATATCCCCGTTTTTTACCTCTTTAATAGCCTCTTTTTTATCCTTAGACTCATTTAAAGGATTTTCATTAGCATCCTTTTTAGGGGCTTTTTTTGACGATTCTATAGTAGTTACCTCAGAGTTTTCACTTACTTTAGTAACAGCAGGAATACTCTCAGATTCTACCACATGAGATATAACAGCTTTTTTAGGTTTATCTACAAAGCCTAAAATCTTTAATCTACAACAAGCTTTTATTTCTCTGTATTTAATAGAACCCTCTTCCATTAATACATCTAAGACTTTACCTGCAGGAAATACAATCCCACCTCGACCTACATTAATATCCGATATATTTTTGACTCTATAATTAGCCATATAAAATACTCCTTTCCTCATAAATATTAGGTAGGTAGTTTCCTACCCACCACAATCTAACAAAAACACTTTAAGCCGATTCTTTTTGAATCAAAGCAGCCACACTAGCATTTTCGTCCTCATAATGGGCATCCCCTTCAAAAGAAAGAACAAAGTCAGTCCTTCTTGCCTTAGCTTCTCTTTCCCTCTCAACCATAACATCATGGAAAACACCATATGCCATATTATCAGGATTAGTCAACAAAGCAATTTTACCATTCATTAAACCATCATCAGAAGCACCAGAAGTAGCAGCCCTTTCTAATGTTGGTACATATTTAACTTTAATACCCTTATAATACAATTGAGGCATTCCTACTTGAGCCGTATCACCTAAAGCAGTACCTCTAGCTTTTAGTAAATTATGATAAGCATTATGGACTTCCCAAGTTACCTCATACTCCCAATCTTGTACATTAACAAGATATTGTTTAGGTAAAGCAGCTAACATAGCGTCAAACATATTCTCAGGATAAGAACTAGCAGCAGGATCAAAATCCTTACCAGCACCCGCACCATATATTTTATTACCAGCTAACTTAATCCATCCATCAGTCTGAGACAACACATCATCAGTACCATAAGCAACACCAGTATCACCAAGTAAACAATATTCTTCTAAATCTCTACCAGCGGCTCCACCAAATAGGTCTAATAAAGTATCCTCAAACCCACCTCTTTCAATATTTCTTCTTAATGCATCATCTCTAAGAGATGTAATAGCTACAAGCTCTCTAGCTATTAACTGATTAGTGACAGGTGTAGGACTAACCCCATGAGTAGACGCATTTAATTCTACTACAGCCCCGCCACCTTGAGCAGCAGCTCTACCAGCTTTTATAATTCTTCCTACAAAACCTGTTCTATCAATATCAGATTTTTGAGCATCCATCCTGATAAATCTAGCATTAGGTAAAACATTAACAGCATGTTCCATAGTTCTTACAAATCTATCGAACTTCTCAGGTTGTAATATACTATCCCCAAAATCAGATATTTCAGTGATACCTTTAAAAGCTGCATCCAACTTTGCTAAAATTTCCATATTACTAGCCATTTATTTCTCACTCCTTATATAAAATATTTAAAATTAATTAGCTACTTTTTTACGTCTTCTACCAAAATGATCTCTATAGTTTTTAATACTATACTTATCCTCAGTATTCTTATTACCATTTTCAGCCTCAACAAGTTTTAAGCCTTTAGAACTAACAGACTTTTTACCATAAAGTTTTTCTAAAGAATCAAGTCTTTCCATAATAGCCTCTTTAAAAACTTTATCGTCATTAACTTCCTTAGAATCAACATTAGAATCATCAGTAGAATCAGCTTGAGACTTCTTAACTTCCTCATCCTTAGAATCATCTGTAGAATCATTTGTAGAATCAACATCTTTAGACTTCTTAGCTTCCTCATTAATAGACTCAATTTGAGACTTAACAGAAGTTAAACTTTCCTCTATAGTAGCCACTCTTTCACTTAAAGGCTCTACAGCAGTCTTAACCGAATTGGCTATAGTCTCAGCTAAAACATCTAAATCTATTTCCTTCTTTGCGTTACTCTTATCAGACATATCAATATCCTCCTCTTTCTTAGATTTCTTTAAAATGCCTATGGCATCCATAAACTTACTAACTTTTGCAAATAAAGAGTTATCATTATCTGCCTCAGTTTCTTTTTTATCCTCAGCAGACTTATCTGCAGACTTGATAGAAAAAAACTTTGCCTTAGGAACAGCAGGCTCATCAACTATACTAACATGAGTAGCCACCCAATCAGGCCCCAAGTCTTGGAGTAAAGTCCTCTTATAAGCAATATCATTATCTTTAGACTTAGCAGCACTTTCAAAAGCAGACTTTCTAACCCCCATAACTGAGTAACCCCTAAACGTGCCATCCTCAACACCATTCCAGGTCTCCTCAGAAAATTTAGAAGCTAATACCCATGTACCTTTAGGTAATAAGGTCTTTTCTCCATATATTTCAACCTCCATAGGGCTAGAGGTAATATAACTTTCTACAGGTACACCAACATTATTTAAAGTATGCATTAAATCAACATTTCTATAGGATTCCATCCATCCATGTGCTACTTCCTCAATCTTTTCAGATGTTACAATTTCACCATCTGAATCAGGTTCCCCAGGAACCAACACAGCAGCATGAGCAATTCTTTTAACAGCATTTTTTATAACAATAGGACCACCTATTTCCACACCTTTAAAAGCTTTAGCCGCTGATAAATTAATTTCTATGCCTGCTATTTTTGCCCTCTTAGCAACATATTGCTCCTCAACTTCTCTTAAACTACTAAAAACAACTTGACTATCAGAAATAAGATAAGAAGCCTCATATAATTTCTCATTGCAAGTATTCATTAATATAACAGCATCCGAAAAAGTATGCAAAACCCTACTATCAAAAGCATTATCAGGGTCGTCATAATTATCAAAATTTCTCCATGCCGCACGCTGAACCGTATTTAATAAAACTTCATAACTATCATTTTTATTTTTAGCCAAAGTCAATCCCTCCTTTCTATTTACTATCCTCTTAAACCATTGAAAAACTATAAGTATAATCCTCAGCCAATAAAGCACCATCATCACCCTTAACAGTAGCAGCACTAGGAATAGTGACTGTAACAGTCTGGCTATTTTCTCCTAAATTACCTCCTAAAGTTATAGTAAGAACAGCATCAGTAATATCAATATTTGTTGTATCATCCGTAAAGGTCTCAGGCACTCCACCATTAGTAACTATAATAGAATCAACTATTTCACCTGCACCAGAATTATCCGCAATATTTCTATCAAAAGTAATAGCTATAGTATCAGTATTACTTGTACCAGAACCAGCCACAGGACTAACAGAACTAACAGCCAAATTAGTATCCATAGTAAAGCTGAATTCTAAATCAGTCTCCATTACTCCACCAGTAGCAGTCGCCACAGTAGCAGCACTATTAACGGTAACCTCAACTAATTGATCTTCACAAGCAATAGCAGCAGCCATAGTAATTCTTAAAGTATCATCAGCAATAGAAGTCTGTTCTATAGAAGTACTATCAATAGTAGCAGCTACACCACCAACAAGCACACTAATACCATCCTTAATATCACCATCCCCAGAATTATCCGCAATAGCTACATCAAATACTACATCTATAGTAGTTCTTGCAGCTTGGTCATCAGCTTCATCAGTAGGTACTGTACTAGCTACAGTTAAATAAGTATATCCATTTGTAAATGTAAACTCATAATCATCAGCTAATAATTCATCATTAGACCCTTTGACAGTAGCAGCACTAGGAATAGTAACGGTAACTTCATCCGCTTCGTCAAGAGTACCACTAAGAGTTAATCTTAATGTATCATTAGACACATTAGTAGTAGCTAAAGCCGAACTAGCTATAGTAATAGACCCAGTACCTTGCTCCAAAGTAATATTAGTATGCATATCATCTTCACCAGAATTATCTGTTAAAGTTCTATCAAATACTATATCAATACTTGAGGCAGGTTGAGCAGAAGAACCACTAGGAGACGTTGATAAAACAGCTAAATTAGTCGCTAAAGTCTTATCAAAAGTTGTAACATCAGCCGACACAGTAGTATCATCATAACTAACACTAGTATAACCTGTTTTAGAAATAACTACATCATATACCCCAGGGTATAAATTCATTGTAAAATATCCATCTGAATCCGATAAAACAGCACCCGCCACATTAGAAGTATCTTTCACATAAGCCGTAACTAAAGCCCCTGCCAAAGCAGCAGCATCCTCATCTACTATATCACCTGCTAAAACATATTTTGTCTCATTATTACCTCTGAATGTTCTAGCAGCTTTATTAACAGAAGCAGCTGTATACAAAGTTTCCATATCAGCAGCAGCGGCATTTAACAAATCTTGTATTTGTGCTAATTTGGAGCCACCTTCTCCTTTACCTATCTCATTAGGTAAAATCTTATAATAACCCATTTAATTTCCTCCTTTATTTAAAAATTTTAAACTACACTTATCAAATCTCCCTCATAAAAATAAGGAGCATTTGGAGCCGCAGAACCTAAAGGCATTAAATAAGGAACAGTAAAACAACGACAATTTATCCATTCACTTATTGGAGCATTTCTATCCCCAGGATATTGCAACCCATTTGAAAAAGGTTCACCCACTCTAACAATCTGACCATGTAAAGCAATATGATTCGCTCTATCATACCGCCCTAAACCTCTAACTCTATTATCCAAAGCAGTCATCCACATATGGTACACAACACCCAACTCTAAATCTGACATATAAGAGGAGAGATTTTGTGACCCTTGTATTTCAGTCCTTGCAATTCTTTCAAGCTCCCACCCTCGCATATCTTCAAAAACATTCTCCAATCTACGAGTAGTATCATAAATACCTAATCCTCTACTATAACTATCTGCTAATACTTCCATAACATCCCCAGTCATCCTTCTAATTGTAGACTGAGAAGCTACAAAAACTTGATTTCTTAACAAATCTACAGTAGTAGAAGGTAAAGTAGACCTAGCTAATTGCCTACCTTGTAACCTTAAATCATTAATAAGCTTTATTCTAGCAGCTTGAGCCGCAGGTTCTACCTCATCAAAAACAACACTAGACATAGCATCAATAGAATTTCTTAAATCAGATACTATATTACTACGAGTCACATCATCTGAAGGAACACGCCCCAACCTGGATAAATTCCTTAAAATATTGTTAAAAACACTACCAAAAAAATCTTTTAATCTATTAATTAAATTAGTCTCAGCATTATTTTTAGCCTTCATTACTTGTAGGTGGTAAAGAGTTCTCTCCACTTCCACCATTGCCTTGAGTGCTATTAAGGGTCGATTCTCCATCTATCTCACCTTCCATATCCTCAGCAGGATCATCACCAACAACTACCCCAGCTAATCTATCATTTAAACCATTAAGTATCTCTTTAACTTCATCAGGAGACGTATTATCTCCGTCAATAGCTTTACCTTTAATATAATGTAAGTTCATAGCCTCATGATCTGATTCCTTAAGACCAAATCTTCCACCAAAATTTTTAATAAGTTCATTTGGTGTCATAGCTGCATTTTCAAATAATTTAACAGCCATCGTAATATCAGTGTCTTCATCCTCAGCATCTATAGCAGCTATTTTAAACTCTAAATCATAAGCCCCAAACATACCCCAAAGAATATCTTTATTGAAAAAATCCTCAATGATAGCCTGTCTAGGTTCTATTACAGAAGTCTTATACACCTTTGTAGCTTCCTCAGCAACATTACTTCCTAAGGTACCTGTCTCAACAATACCTAATCTATAAGGCGGTACCCCATGAGCAGCTAATATTTCATCTCTATTATCTTGTCTATATAATCTAAATGAGGACTCTTTTATTTCCGCTGATAAAGGATGGAATTTAATTTCCACATCTCCCCCTCCATCATCAGAAACAGACGGAATAGATAAAATTAACACAGAATTTGGATTCTTAGCCGCCTCATCAAAATGACCCTCTATAGCCCATTCTAAAGGAGTTTTACCCGTCTCATCAGGATTACCATCTTTATCAACAGGCTCACCAGGGTCAAAATCACCAGTGATATACACCGCATAAGCTGGAACCCCATAATTATCAAAGAAAGAAATATTATAATCTCGTCTTGATATATCACCTTGAACAGCTCCCATAGCAGGAACTATATCAGGTACACCATAATAAGTACATCTAGGTGAATAATTTTCCCAGAATATAATCTCCGTAGCTCTATCCTCTGGCTTTAAAGTTCCTAAAGGAAATTCTTGACCAGTCTTACAATCTATATCCATAGGATAATTAATTTTTTTAAACCAAACATGTTCAGCTCCAACACGTTGCATATATTTATTACCAGTAATATGGACCCTAAAATTTATAGCAGGTAAATGATAAATCTTAGCCAATTCCCCATCAGCTTTATGACTCTCACGTACTATCTCCAAAACACCATAACCTATAGACTCCCAATCTACACAAGCTCTATATAAACTTTTCGACAAAGATTCATCCATATCCTTTAAAATATTTTCTATATTTTCCTTCATAGTAGTAGACGCTTCATTTTCAGTCTGTTTTAACTCCCAACCTAAGCCCGCAGTATCTTTAGCTTTAGTCTGACAACACCGCATATGATACACATTTAACTCTAATAAATATGATAAAGATAAGGGATTATATAAAGGTTCACTTAATTGATAAGTACTATAAGCATTTAAAAACACATCAGATAATATCTGTTTGCTCTCAGCTTCGTTACCTTTACCAGCAAATAAATTTAACTGTCTTTCACTAAAAGCCTTACCACTTTTAGAAACATAACAAAAAGGTTTCTTAAATTTCTTCATTTTTACCTCCTTCCCCTAACTCTAACTTTAGCTCTCTTATTTCTTTTCTCAGGAACTACATTACCAAAAGCTAATAACCATGCGTCTCCTCTATCAGGAGACTTACCCAATCGATCAGCTTTCCGTAAATCTTCCTTTGACTCAATTTTTGTCTGACCCTTAGAAGTCATAGTATACTCAGGAGCCGATAATTCTTTTAATCCTTCCGAGGAAATATTCTTAGTAGATATTTCTCTCTTTTGTACTCGTACTCTAAATTGCCACCATAAATTATCTCTTAAAGTTACAAATCTTAATCTATCCTTTTTTAACTCTTTAGTTTTTAAATCCTTACTAGCCATAGCGACATTAACACCAATAATCTCGATATGTTGAGGAAATTCTCCTTCTTCTTGTAGCTCCAACAATCTATCCACAGGACCTGCACCTAAACCAATAACATCTAACTTAATTTTACTGACCCTATGAGGACCTAAAAAAGATATCTCCTCTCTTATAGCTCCTACTACAGCCATAGTGGACTTATGATATAACACTCTTTCATATAATGGCTGTCTGCCTGCCCTAAAAGCTAATACAGACTCATCCGTTCCATATCTGGCTATATCAACTCCAACCTCAATCTCTGAATACATTTCATCTTGAGCAAAATACAAATCCCTACACTCATCTAAATCAGCTATAGGAATAACTTTATCAGTTTGGTCACTACTAGGAAAATCAGCATCAATTTTAATTTTTACTAAAACGGACTCTGATCCCCAAGTCTGAAACCTTTCAGCTACCCATTGAGGAGTAACTAAATAAGGTCTGGGCATCTTCTTATCCCCAACTTTTTCTTGCCAAGCCCCAGTTAAAATATCCTCTCTAGTTATACCAAAATAAACAAAATTAGGTGTGTCAAAAGCTGATATTTTAAATTTAGCATATAAATCATTAGTAAAAGATTCTCTAAATCTTCCCTCAGCTCTAGTTGGATTTCCTACAAGTAACATGTGAGCATTACCAGAAGACATTAATCCTTCTAAAGCATCAAATATAGGGTCGGGAACTCCACTAGCTTCATCAACAATAATTAAAATATTATCAGAATGATATCCCGTAACCCTCTCTATATTAAACTCAGAAGTAGCAAACCCTTCGGCATACCACCCAGGCTTTAATTCTAATCTAGTTTTTAAAGGGTCTCCCCCTAAAGGCCTAATCTTACTGCCTCTTCCATGAGCTTCTCTTATCTCTGACCATAATAAAGAATAAACTTGTCTCCCAGTAGGAGCCGTAGTTATAACTTTAGAAGGTTTATGCGTATATAAGAACCATAATACAGTATTTCCAGATAAAAAAGTTTTACCAGGACCATGACAGGCCCTAACAGTAGTATATCTTTTGTCTTTAACAGAATTTATTATATCAATTTGTTTCTGCCACAACTCAGCCCCAAGCATATTCTTAATAAACCAATCAGGCTTTTCCTTGCTTTTACTCAACAACTGCCTTGCGGTATCTTTACTAATCATCTTCTATCACATCAAATAAGTCCAACCAAGTCTCAATATTAGATTGAGCAGCACTAGTATTTTCACCTAAAGCAAGTCTGCCTATCTTTTGAAATTTATCTGTACACCTTGCCAAAGCCTCTAAACTATCTAAAGACATAGTCTTTCCAGTTTCATTATATTTAAATTTAGCTTGTCTAAAATAATGCTCAACATGTTCTAATCCATCCTTAGCGACATTTAAAACTCTCAAATCAAAATTCGCCGCCTCCTCAGCTAGAGACTCAATGCGTTTTTCTCTCTTACGTTTTTCTACATTATCTAAATATAATTTCTTCTCAGTTTTCCAGTTCTCCTCTTTTATTCTTACACTTAAAGCCTGAGGAGAAATTTCAAATCTTTTGGCTAAATCTACATTAGAGCTATAAATTATTTTTCCTTCCTTATCAAGCTCACCCATAACATACAAATCTTTAATTTCAATCCAATTAACACCATTATTAGTAGGCATTTAAGACACCCCCTTTTATAGCTCAAGTTTAGCACACCACCTAAGTAAAGTCAAGGTACATAACAATAGAGAGTACTATTAAAGCACTCTCTATTTTGAGTAGAAGTTGTCTTATCAGATTTCTATATATACACTATTGTAGTGAGCTTAGCAGTTATCTTTTACAACATAACATAATTTACAAAAACTGTCAAGCTCCTGAAGGTATTTGATAAGCCATTACATAACTCCCAGCCGTACAAGACACCTCCGTAAATCTACCCGCCAACATCTGACCTTTATTTAATACCTGAGAAGCCACAGAACTATTACCAGTTACCGTAATATTAGAATCCTCAACAGCATACACCACACAAAACTTATATCCACTATCAGGAGTCATATTACTTGCAGGATTCACCAATCTTTTAAAACCATAATAACCAGACATAGCTCTTTCAATAACCAACTTATTATAGCCAATAATATTTAAGGCTCTGATATCTTTTAAATCTTCCTCACTCAAACTAATAACACTGTTATCAAAATTAAGCATTTAAACACCTCCATTTTTTAAATCTGTATACTTACTATAAACATCTGCATTAAAAACATAAACACTTTTTATATGCCCATTAAAATAAGTAGAATGACTAGTAGGATTTTTTCTGCCTCCTATAGAAACATTATCAACATTAACCAGAGTAGCATCAAACAAAGCACTTGATTCACTACCATTAGCATTTAATTTTAACCCATCAGCCACAAGAGTATCCCAAAAAATCATATCTTGACTAGGCTCCCCATTAGCGGCAATAAGTCTCTCATTCCCATGCCACCAAGCACTAACACTAGTACCATCATTTAAAATAGAATATTGTGCATCATCAGAACCAACACCATTTTTACAAAACACAAAGCCTACATGAGAGCTGGCCCTTTTATAATTTGCATATAAAACTAATTTAGGAGCTATTATATCTAAAGCTGAATAATTATCTATCACTAATACATCATCAGTACCATCATATAATAAACCCTCAGTGACAATAGCACCAGCATTCACAATTTTAGGCATATAATTAAAATCTTCTTGATAAGCGTATTTACTGTTATCATTTTGCAAATAAACCCTTTTAATAAATGTATCGACTCCACCACACCAGGATAAAATAGAAGCCGTATCTAATACCCCATTCTTAAAAGTAAATTCTTCCTCAGCTAAATCCCCTGACCTTACACACCTAATAATAGGTCCTGTAAAACTACTTACAACCTGAGTATAAGGATTAAAAATTAATATAGCATTCTCACTAATACCTAAAACATCAAATAATAAAGGTATCACTGCATTTTCAAGTAAAGTATAAGTTGAACTAAAACCTAAACCAAAGCCTAAACGTCTCACACTCAAATCACCACCTAACTATATTGTATAGTATATCATAAAAAGACAAAAAAACAGGATTAGGGAACACAACCCTAATCCTTATCAAAACCAACCATTACCCACTCTTTTTCATCTATCTCACATCTTTTTACTTTAGCATGATATTCACTAGCACTAAGCTCCTCCCTAGTGAATATATTCCGATAAAACATTAACTACACCACCTTATTTAAAAATCTTTTATCCTCAGTACATCTAAATCCTAAAAACTTCTCTAAAAGATAAATACTTTCAGCATTTTCCCGAGAAATATGATCAGCTATAGCATATAAAAACCAAAACATTTCTCTAAACTCCTGAAAATCCTCCATATCCATAACAGCATAAGGACATATACCACAATCCTCATTAATACGATTAATTTTTTTATAAGCAATTACACCTAATTTAGCCATTTACTCCTCCTCTTCATCCTGAACACAGCCATTAAAATATGTACATTCTACCTGTTGAGTAGCTGCGTTAATCCGACCCCAAGGACATGATCTACAATTTCTCATCAATTACACCTCGCATTATAAACCTCATCTAATAAGGTATTCTTAGTGTCTTTTAAACTATGCAATACTTCTTTTTTATTAGGTAGTTTATCAATAATAGGTTTATATTGATTCAAATAAGCGATCTTCTCATCATTTGATAAACTACTAAACTCTTCACGAGTTAAAGGTTTTAATTTTTTATTTTTCTCAACTTCAATATCCCTATATTGAGAAAATTCTTTCTCAAAAACAATACTCTTATCCTCCTCAGCTTCCTCAACAACTTCCTTTACAATCGAGGGAATATGAGGAGTTAAATCCATTTCCGTAGGAGCCTCAGTTGGATCACTGGGAACCATATTAAATCTCGTCATTAATCCATAAGTTAATATATCTATAGACTCCAACCTTTTTTTATTTTTATTTAAAGAAATACTTAACTTTCTAACATCTCTCACCATACTTTTTAGATGTTTATAAACCAACAAAAACAAAACACCTAAAGTAATAACTACTCCTACTATAAACATTCCCGCCGCCAATAAGATATTAAACATAATATAATCCTCCCTTTAATTTAATGGCCCAGGACCTCGATATCAACATCAAAGTCCACAACCCCACTATCAAAGCTTACAGCTTCAAATTTCCAAGTAACACCTTTTTTAAGTCTTCCTGAATAAGCTGCAGCCTCACCAATTTTATTTTTATCCTTATCATACAAGGATACTATTACTTCTATACCTTTAATATTTACATCAGAAGTATTTTTTATAAGCCCTGTTATATTATAACCATTATCGGTCTCAGTCATAACTAAATCATTAACACTTAAGGAATCTTCTATAGGCTCTAACCCCACATTAATATCTTGCTTCTCAGCATCTACATTACCTAAAGCATCCAAATCAACAAGTAAACTAATAAAACCATGTAGAGCCAGAGCAATTAAACCCAAAAGCAATACTACTATACAACCACCCATTAATAGTCTTTTCATAAGGCCCTCCTATTCAATAACAATATTATTAATTCTTATCTTTTCATAATTTAAAAGAAACACCAAATTAAATTTATTCGCTTTAACACCAGTAAAAATTATTTTAGTATTTTTACTAACACTATTTTCGATTTCATCTATTAGATTACCATTATTAATATCCCAAGTTAAATCCCAGTTGACTTCATACTGTTCATTATCGGCCACAATCTGAGTTAACGTATCAGTAGCAGTAACAACACCACCAGAATTATTATCATAAGTAATACTAATTTCTAATAAATTATCTTGCCTTTTAATACTATTAACAGTTACTTTTAAACCTTCTATACCAGTTTTAATACCAAAAGGAGCTTTAATTTCCTTAGCTTCCTCTTTTTTCTTAGACCCAGCACTAACTTTATTAGTTTTAGACTCATCAGTTGTCACCGCCGTAGCTTCCTCCACATTATCACTAGTATAATCCAATAAAGAAAGCACAAAAACACAACCACCTAAACCTAACACAAATACAACACATATAACACTTAAAACTATAACCTTTGATTTTTTCATTTAATCATTCCTCCTACTTTTCTATAAGTTTTACACTGACACTATCTAACTGTAAAGTAGCCCCAGCATTCAATTTAGCATTCTTATAATCACTGATATAAAAGCCATCTGAAACAGTACTCATTATTAAATTAACACTATCACCCCAACCATTATCATGAGCTATAACATTACCACTACCAGACGAACAAACTATATCATAAGTACCAGCTTTAATATCAGACCCAACAACATAACGCCCAGGACCAAAATTATAAGTCTTTTTAACTACAGGTTTCTTAGTAGGTTTAGGAGTAGGTTTCTTAGTGGGCTTCTCAGTAGGTTTAGGAGTAGCTTTTTCAGTTTCCTTAACAACTACCTTTTTATCATCTTTCTCAGCCTCTAATTTATCCACTTTAGATTGATACTCAGAAACTTTATTCTCATAATCATTAAACTTATCCTCTAACTTTTCATACTTCCCTAAAGTTTCTTTATACTTTGCTTTATAATCAGTACCTAAACCTAGCAAATCACCAAAACTAAAATTGGCAAGCAATAAAGCAGCCAAACCAACTAAACAAGCTTTCCACCATACAAATTTAAGTCTTTTATTGCTTTCAAGCCCTACAAGTAACCAAGGTACCACACTTAAAATCAAAGCATCCACCCAAAAATTACCCGTTACATTAAACAATCTAGTCTCCGCTACCTGCAAC